CGCCTACGTCCACAGTAGCCTTAAACATGTCCGCCGCTGTTCTGCGGTTCACGTCAGCAGCCATACGAAGGCCATCGATACCGCGCTTCTCTGCGTCGATGCCCACATTGCGGATGTCTTTTTCGGCATCGCGGATTTGCTTGGCGGACATCTCAGCACGGTTGAGCTTCAAGTCCTCCATCTTGTCTCTGGCATCGTCTAAGCGCTCTTGTGCGGAACGAATCTTGTCCAAACCGGCAGCAAACTGCGCGGTGCCAACCTGCGCACCCTTGCCAATAGCCGTAGCCAATCCGCCCGGAGTGGACATAATGGCCAGACCCGCGTTCAAAAACGCCAAACCTGTGTTGGTGTCTTTCTGCTTACCAATGTCCAATTCGCGGTCAGACAAGCGTTTCTCACGCCCCTTGTACGCGTCGTCAAATTTTGCTTGATCGCGCAAAAGTGCTGCTTTGTTTTCTTCGGCAGCAGCCCGTTCCTTCGCTTCCAAAGCGCCCAGCCTTGCTTCGGCAGGGTCTTTAAAATCCTGCTTTTTAAGGATTTCCGAATACGTTGTGGCAAGATCGCCAAGCCCTGCTTGAGCGGCGGGGGCAACAGGCGCAACGGGGGGCTTATTGCTGGCAGCAGAAGCCGGACGAGGACCACCAGCACCGGGAGCAGGGCGAACTTTGTCCGTGGGCGCAGGAGGAGCGACAGGCGGATTGACACTTGGAATTACAACAGCGGGAGCAACAGCGGGAGGGGTAAGTTGCGCCATTACTGCTGGAGCGGCATTGCCAAACTGTGTGGTTGTTTTTTCGGCAAGCTGTGCTTTTAAATCACTCAGCGCTTTGCCATAAAGACTAATAGCGGCGGGGTCTCCCGACTTAGCCGCAGCTACGTACATCTGTTCAGCCTGATTAACTTGATCTTGCAGGGGCCGTAAAGCGGCCACACCCTGTGCTTGCATCCTGTCAATAAGCGATCCGCCAGTTTGAAAGCGCTGAACCTCGCCACCATCACCAAAAGCCACGATGCCGCCACCGGCCATGCCCTGCATGTTGGGAGCTGGGAGAGCGCCGATACCCACATCTTCTGGCATGGGCTGGGGAGCCGGTGCCGCCATACCGGCAATACCCTGATCGACCACTTTGGGCTGCGGTGTCATACCTTGCTGGCCCTGCGCTGAATCGCGCATCTGCTTGCGGCGGTTGGACTCGGACAGCGCCAGCGACACCGTGTACGGGTCGTTCTTGTGCATCATGGCGTACTGCTGCAACGCTTGGTCTGGCATCTTGGCCAGTTGCGCTGTGATCTGGTTGACGTTAATCATGGTTTACCCTTACGCCATTCTTGAGATTGCCAACTCAGCCAGACCCGCAGGGCGTTGTGTTACCGCGCCGCCGCCAGCAAACAGCCCGAGTTTAGACGCGCCGAGCGCTGCCGTACCCAGACCCGCTGCGGTAGACAAGGCCGATGGTGGGGCCTGATAAATCTGCGATGACGACTGCGACAGGGGCAGACCGCGCAACATGTCAGACTGAAAGCCCAACTGTTTGTACGGGTAGTTCTGCTGGTTCAAGAAGTCCTGATACTGCTGCGACAGGATATTTTGTTCTTGCTGCTGCTGTTGCGTGCCGTAAGACTGCTGGAGCTTGTTGATGTCCATGCCTTGAGCAAACTGCTGACCGCCGAGCTGGCCCATCTGACCCGCACCCTGTAACGCCGTTTGGAGACCCTGAAGACCAAGCCCTGCGCCGTACTGTTTGGACTGCTCTCCGAGCTGCTGCGCCTGCATGCGGCGTGCTTGGTCAGCGTTGAACTGGGCCTGTGCCTGCTGATAAGCGGACTGCAAACCTTGCGCTTGGATGTCGCCCTTTTGCATAGCCAGATTCCGGGCAGCTTCGGCACCCATAATGGCTTGACGGCCCCCGCCAAACGCGCCTGACTTAGTAGCTTGGCTAGATAACTGGGTTCCGGCAATGTCTGCTTGACGCTGGGCTTCCCGCTGCTGAATGTCAACAACACTCTGCATGTACGGGGACATGTATTGCTGCGCGTCCTGCTGGCCAAACTGCCCGCCTTGAAACTGGGTAGGGTCGTAGTTTGTACCCAGAGCACCCAGCGTAGCTGCACCCGCATACTGCCCGCCGAGGCCACTGAGGCCCGAAGTCTGCATACCCTGAGCGTTCAAAAACGCCTGCTGCTGCATAGGGGTAAACCCTGCAATCCTATTGGCGTCGTAGGTCTGGTACGGGGTTTCTGTCAGCGCCTCGGTCTTACCCAGCAGTTTCTCAACGTACGGCTTCGCGTAGTCGGGGATGCTTGTCTGCGTAATCTGTTGTTGTGTTGGTTCGGCCATTTTGATTCCTCAAATATTTATGCGGGCAGAAGTTTTGCTGCGCGGGAGTTCGTCGCCACTTTGTCTTTGCCGACTGTTTTCTTGCGGGCTTTCTGCACCCGGTCCATCATGGCGTACAACTGACGAGCGCCAGCCTCAGTCGAGCCGTTACCCAGCTCAGACACGATCCGTGCGGGGACTACAAACTCGCCGTCGGCAAGACGGGCTTGCTGTTTTTGGCCAATCGTTGCAGGGATGCTGTCCGAGACGCCATCGCCGGGGCCACGCAGAAGTCTGCCGCCATCAGAGTAGTCGCCAAGATTGGACATGCCGCCTTGGGCCAGAGCAAATAAGCCCCCATGAGCGTAGCCATCGCCGCCGTCCGCAGTGCCTGCTCCGCTTGGGCCAGCAGCTTCGTTAGCGGCAGATTGTTCAGATGCTCCAACTTGGGCATTATTGGCAGCATCTTGGTCATACGAAAATTGCTGTGCATCGTTCAATTCGCCGGGAACGCCAGCATAAGTGCCCAACTCGCCATAAGGTGCGGGTGCCTGCGTGCCGCCAAAAAAGTTTGCAATGCCGCCAGCAAGAGTGCCCAACTGGCCGCTGTTTGCAAGATTAGAAAGCCCCGCAAGAGCCCCGATTGGCCCCGGCACAAACCCCAATAACGCCCCTATAGTGCGATCCACGCTCATCATGCGGGCATCACGCTCTTGCGGGGTTTCGTTTTCAAGAAACGCGCTGGGCTTGTTGACCGTGTAATCCCCGCCTGCACTGGCCCCAGAAACACCCCCGGTAGGCGAGACCATTGTGGCCCCCTCCCCGCCGGACTTGGTGTAAATCCCCGTCCTTGGGTCAAAGGTGTAGCCACCAACAGAGCCGCCATCAGCAAACTGCGGTTGGCCCGGGTAAGAAAGCATATCCCGACTGATTGGTTGTTGGTCTGGCGTTGCGTATGCGCCTGTGCGGATACCAGACTGTGGGTAGCCTGTGTTCATGCCGATAGCGTTGGCGTCTGACATTTCCTCAACTGGGCCACCCTCTGCCATGTACTCTGGGCCGGGGGCTTTGTAGGGGGTAAGCGCGGTGTACTGGTCGTTGAAGTACTGACGCTCTCTGGACGACATCGGGTCGTTTGCGGTACGGTCAAAAGCCCCGGGAACCTTAGTGCGGGTGTATGTGTACGGGCGAATCATGCCCGGGTCGTTTGGCTTTACAACTTTTTTGTCGTCCGGGGAAAGCGCGGCAATCCCAAGTGCGGCAAGCGGCATTTTGTTGGCTTTGGCAAACTCCAACGCGGCACTGGGGCTGGCAGTGACAGCGTTAAATCCCGCGCCAAGTTTGTCCATTTGGCTGGCCCCTAAGCCGGGGCTAAAAGCACGGTCAAAACGCGCAAAATCGCCGGTCCCACCCAACTCGGCTGGATTAATTGTTGGCGTTGTTGTTGGGATTGCGGGTACTGCTGGGGCGGCTACTGGTGAATACCCGTGTGCGCTGGCAACTTCGTTTGCTGTACCGCCATAAAGATTGGGGGTTACGTTTGCCGCAGAAACGGCACTAGTAGGCGCAACACTAGAAGCCGCAGGCACAACCGCTTGGGGAACAATTGATTCAGCGGCTGGGGGCACAACTGCGTTAGCTCCAGCGGAAGACAGCGCGTTTGTACCTGCGCCCATTAGACTTTCGCCAAGCCCGGAGCCGCCGTACGCACCCAGACCGGCCATCAAACCTTTTTCCAAGCTGCCAGAACTGAGGGCGGAAATGCCGCCGACTGTAAGGCCCGCCATAGCGGAAGACATCAACCCAAACCCGGCAGGGCCAAGCGCAAAGCCAGCCACCATCGGCAAGATTTTTTTCAGGAAGCCCGCTTCTGCCAGACCCGTCTCTGGGTTGATGGTCAACGTGCCACCATGTTTCAGAGCAAGCGCTTGCAGACCCGCGACTTCTTCGGGGGCCATGTGTACCAGCATGGTGTCAGGCCCGCGACCTAGCGCAGCGAGTCCTTGTGCAGTTTGATTCATGGTTGCCTCTGAAATCGGGGGTGGGTCGAGTTTATCATGGGGCTACCTTTAGCACAAACGTGGTTGTGTCGTAGTAAACGTCCCCGGTTTTAAGCCTGCCTGCTGCTTGGTCTGCCTGTGTTGGAAGACTGATACGCAAAGTCCCGGGAGTTACAGGGTCCGGCTGGCTAAAACTAAGCGCGGTGACAATTTCGTTGTTTATATTCTTTGTGGCGGCAAGGACTGCGCCGGGGTTGTCCAACTCGTTAAAGTACAACCGCAAGGTGCTAAGAAGCGACGCCATATATTGAGCATCGTACTCAACCGGGGCTGTCGGTAGGCGCGGGGCGCGAACTAGGGGGTTGCTCATGCTTACCTTCTGCCGTCTGGTCGGACTTCAATACGAGAAACACCAAGCTGCCACGCTGTGCCAAGCGTGTCGGAACTGACTTTGAATGCCATCTGACGGCCCCGAATCCTGACATAGACCTGTTCAGTAAACTGCTGCACGTTGTACGTACGTTGTCCGGCGTAGCTCACGGTACTCACTACTTCGGGGTTGTTTGAGTTGCCGTAGTTGGAACCGGGGAACTGCCGAGGCCGAACCGTGAAGTCCAGCGTAGGGGCAGTAGCCGTGGAGCCGTTAAAGGTCACGTCAGGGATCAACCTCCAGACAAAGCCAAAGTTGTGTCCGTCCCCGATGTCAAAGTCCGAAGACTGTACATACGCAGTAATGGGTGAAGGTGGGTTGGTTGTGCCGTCATCCACACCAGTCTCGTGGTACACAAGCTGGCTTCCATAGGTAGTCGCCATAGGCTCCACGCGCAGAGGGCTGTCCAGCCAAGCCGAGCGGTTTAACGTGCCGTAGTACCAGACGCGCTCAAGGTAGTTGTACACCACGTACTTGTCGATGGTGGTGGAGTTGGCCGAGCAGTAGTACCACCAGACCTCATTGAACCCTTCGTTTGTGCCAGCAAAAAACTGGAACGCCTGCGACATGTTGATGTCGTTGTAAACATAGGAGCGCAGCGTGCAGGGCAGCGTTTCAACGCGACCGGAGTACATGTAGAACTTGTCCACGCCCATCCAGTAGGTAATGTTGTTGGCCGTCACCGCTACGTTCGGACTTGCAATAGACAGATTGTCGCCAAGAATCTGGAAGCCCCAGACGTAGGGGGCGCCCAAATACTGCATAGAGTAAATAGCGGCGTCTGTCCAAACCAAAATCTCTTGCCGCGCCTGCATGGCCGTAATAATGGAGGAGCCGTGGCTAAGCGTGTAACTGCCCGCTTGATTGGTAATAGCAGGTGTCCACTGGGTGTAGTCCTCTTGGTCTGACCAGCGCACCAGCATGGGATTCTGTACGGCTGAGCCGTAGTCGTTTACACCAAAACCAATGACAAAGCGGGAGGCGTCCGACACCATGACAAAATTGCAAATGTCTGGGGTGTCCCCGGTGGTGAGCAGCGTGCCCCGATCAAAAATGTTTGGGTTGGCGTTGGTTTCCCAGAGATACAGCCCACCACCACGGGGGTTAAAAATCAAGTCTTCACCGTAGTTAGACTGACTCCACAGGCGAAGCTGCGTACCAAGGCCGACGCCAGCGGGAGCGGGTGAGCCCCAACCTGTGCTTGTATATCCCGTGGTGATACCGCCCCACCCACCAGCGCCCCAGCCCACACTGACCGTGTAAACATCCGAGCCAGTTGTGATTTGGTACGCACCCACGGTAGCACTGCCGCCATTACCGACATCCGAAGCGTTTGCTGCAACGGTAGAGGTGATTGTGTAGACGTTATTGCTGGTGACGGACGCTACGCGATACTCTTTGTTGAGCACAGCGGCGGTGATGGCCCCGCCAAGGCTGACTGCGCCACTGTAAGTAACAAAATCTCCAGCCTGCGCTCCGTGCGCGGTATCGGTAACCGTCAAGGTAGTTGAGCCGTTGGTGGCGGCAAAGGTTACATCCCCGGCAGCGGTGGTCAGGCGAAGGGGGGTGATGTCGTAGAAAGTGCCGCCAGTGCCGTTCTGGATATAGAACTTGAGGTTGGTTCCAACGCCCAGCAGGTTGTAGCTAGACAGCGTGATCCAGTTCCACAGCGACCGGCAAACGCCCCAGAACGAACCCGTAGGAGGAGCCAGCGTAGCGTTGGAGGTGCCAGTGTCGGCAACCCAGCCGCCGATCTTTTCTGCCGAGCCCGAGCGAAAGCGCACTTTGTCGCTCTCAAACCAACCGCCCTCATTGGCAAGTGTGGTGGACTCTCGGTTGATCCCCGGACGGAAGACAAGTTTTTGTAACATCTGTGTTATACTCCTGCATCGCTATTAACAAGGAGACCACTATGTACGTTTATGTTTGGAAACACAATGAGACTCCTTTCTATGTCGGAATGTCCAAGACTGCTCATCGAGCTAATCCACTGAACGCAGGAGGCCGAGGGTGGCTATGCAAACAGACGCTAGCGAAAATTGGGCCAAAAAATGTCGTGCTTGAACTTCGTATTGTGGACACACTGGAAGAAGCTATCGCACTGGAGCGTAGTTTAATCGAATTGTATGGAAGAATCCAGCACGGCACGGGGCCGCTAACTAACTTGAAACCGGGGGGCGACGGTTCCGCCACCATGACAGACAAAGGGCGGGCAGCAACAAGCGCTCGTATGACCGCCAATAACCCGATGCACAACCCTGAGACACGCGCAAAGGCCGCAGCGCGTATCCGCGACCCCGACGTACAAGCAGCGATGCGCGGTAACAATAATCCCTCTAAGCGCCCAGAAGTACGTGAAAAACTGCTGGCTAAATGGCAAGACCCTGAGTACCAAGCGCGACAAAAAAATGCCCGCACAGGCACCCAAAAACATTCGGCGGAATTTAAGGAAGCGGCAAAACAACGCCTACTTGACCCTGCAAACCCAATGCGAAACCAGCACAAAATACTAAACACCGACTTAGCTATACGAGAAAAACGTAACGCAGCAATCCGTAGCCCAGAGGTGCGGGCTAAACACAAAGCAAACGCCAACAACCGCTGGGCCGACCCCGCTGCGCGTGTAGCACTGGGAGAAAAAATGAAAGCTATTTGGGCCAAGCGTAGAGAAGCCAAGATGTTGTCTCTGGGTTAGGCGAAAGGTCGAGTGCCTGCTTTGTCAATGATAAGCGCCTGCCTGCGCGGAGTTCCGTCTGGTGTGTTTGTCACGCTGATGTGTGTCCACGAATCAAACTCACGGATGATTTGGTCAAAGGGTAAACCCGCAGCAATCACTGCACGTACCACAGCATCGGGAGTCATCCCGGGAACACGTAAGTCTGCCGCGCAGCCAATTCTATGCTGGCTCGTGTCTTTGGAGCCTACGCTGTCGTTGACTTGTTTTGACCGGAAGGCGCTGTTGACCATGATGGGTTTGCCATCCAGCGCAGTCTTTACCTGCTCCAAGAACTCGGCCAGCCGTTGCAGGTTGGCTGTCTCGGCTTCGTTTGGCGTGTTGTCAAACTGGCGGTGGCTGGTAGCGGTCAGTTCCGCAAGGGTGAAGTGCGGTGTCATTTGATTGCCGGAGCCTTAGAAAGAAGGTCTGTCTTGGCCTGTGAGCCAGCAGAGGAGCCGAAGTAGTAAGCAATGATGCCCGTCCAAGCGGTGGACAAACTGCCCAGCATCATCAAGATCGTTGGGTTGCTACCGTCAACTTTGCCAAACAGCATCATGCCTAAAATTCCAAAAAATCCAACAGTGATGATTGCAGCCAGTGCAGGTGGCACGATTGATCTTGTAGCGGCCTGCATGTCACGCGCAGACTTCCTGTCTTCTACAGACAGCTTTTCAAAGTTGAGGCCAAGCTCCTGCGCTTGTTTCTGCAACTCGATCTCGGCCATTTTGACTTGAGCAATCTGCTCGGCTGACAGCTTGTTGCTGGAGATCAGGTCGCCAACCTTGTCTGGGTCTACGCCGATTGCCTTGGAGATAGCCGAGACAGCCATCCCCGCCAGTGGACCGCCCATTGCCGTGGCGATTGTGGGCGCGATTTGTTTAAGCCAATCCATTACTGTTTACTCCTAGATAACATGGTTGCTGCAATTTGAAGCATGGCGCGGGTGCTGTCCATGTCTTCTGGTTGAGTTGCCCAGCCAACCGTGATCTGTCCAACAAACCTACCCGGCTCTGGCGGGACACTGATACGGCATGTATAGGTAACGCCCTTGGCGATGTACCACAAACCCATCTCTGACTGCGCTGATCTGTACTCGCTGCATGGAATCTCGTTTGCCATCAACTTGACCACATCAGAATTGTTAGCTGAGTTCTGTGTAAACAGCCCAACGTCCAGCCCGTCGTTTGTTTTGTCCCTGCCGTCTTTAGCGTAGGCCCGGTGCAGGATGCGTGTGCCAAACATAGAGTTGACTTTAAACACCGCCACGATCTGTGCGCCAGACTGTTTAAACAAATGCGCGGCAGCATCTTCAACGCGGTCTTCAGCGATGCTGGGAATCTTTCTGGACTCCTTGTACGCCCCTATCAACAACTCTTGGTTTGTATATACAAAGTAGCCCGCAAACGTGAGCACGGCCATCAGCACCATTGCAAAGAGACGGAACGGGCTGCTGACATACGCCAGCACCTTGTCAACTAGGTTTAAACGCTCGTCGCTCATCTTTGCTGCTCAAGGATGCCAATGGTGAAATACAAGATCACCCCGACCAAGCTGAAAAAGATGACCGCCAGCAAGGCCAACTCAACAACCTCGTCCATCTCTTGTTTGCGCTTGGCCGCTGCTTCTTTTTCTCTGCGAGCATCATGTGCAGACTCCACATCCATCGCCGCCGCTCTGGACTTGATGCGGTTCCACACATCGATTTTTCCCGCCTGCATAAACAGCAGTTGCAACTCATCTTCAAACCGCTTGGCTTGGTCGAGCGCCATCTCGATCTGGATAGCAGTGCCCATTGAGGACTTGGACTTCTTGGCCTGAACAGCCGCTTTGGTGGCCGTGGACTTCGCATCAAAGTATTTGCCCAAAACGGGGCCGAGCGAGGACACATCGTCAACAGTCTTGCTGACCTTCTTGATGAGCGCAACCGCTGCCTGTATACCCGCTAGGGCGCTTATGGGGTCAATCATTTCTTCCTCCACTGTAAACACCAGACCAGCAGCCGGTCAGGCGTCCACGTCCATTTCACGCACTCAAATACGGGCGATTTTGCCGCTGGCGGTGGAGGTGGCAGGGAGTCCATACATTTTTTAAGAAATTGTTCCGTACCGAGTGCCAAACACAAGCCACGTTATGTTACTGTTGCCAGAGACGGCATACCCGCCAGCTCCGCCTGCCGGTGCAGGATTACCCTGATTACCCGCGCCACCAGAACTGCCAGCAGCCGCATTGGTCCCGCCAGCGCCACCAGCGCCACCAAAAGTGCCACGATATCCTGCGCCAGCGCCGCCAGCCCCACCACTAAGCTGGCCCCCGGTGCTGCCCGCGCTTGGAGTACCAAGATCGGTGAAAGCTCCCGCAGCGCCTGCCGCTCCAAAACCATTGCCACCACCACCGCCACCACCTGAAAGGCGGCTTTCTTCAAAATAAGAGACGTTACCGCCGCCGCCACCACCACCGCCCCCAGAAATAACACTGTTGTTTGTGATTGAGCACGCCACTGAAACAAGCAACGCTCCGCCGCCAGCAAACCCCGGTTGCCCCACGTTAGTTATCGGGGAGTCAAAAACAGAACCCTGACCCCCAGTGCCGCCTTTTCCAACAATAACTCCGCTATTTATAAGCTCAACACCGTTAGGAAATGACCCATTAACAGTCAGCGCAGGAGTTCCCGTACTTGTTGAAGAAATCTGTACACCGGAACCAATAGTGGCAACAACTTTGTTTAGCCCGGGCCAACCTGCGGCTAAAGCAAGCGTACGTAAATTGACATCAGTCTGGTTACTTGAAATAGTAAAAGCAAACGTATTGGATTTGCCGTAAAAGTTTGACAGGGAAATAGCGCCGGAAGCTACGCCTGCCAAAGTGCGATAAGACGCCTGCCCAAGACTTGCCTGCGTAGTCCCGGGAACATTAAGTTCTACGTTGATGTTGTTGAATGAAATGGCACCTGATGCTGGAAGCGTCATGCTGGCTCCTTATGGTATGCCGTAGGCGGTGACGTTTGCCAAAGCGATAAAGTTGCCAGAGGAGTCAAGCGAAGCAATGTTGGTAGCCCCGTACTTAAAGTACAGCTTCCCCGCCGACTCAACTACAGAGAAGCCTGTTGTGACTAGCGTTGTAGCTGCTGTTGCTGTTGCTGCGTTACCGCCGATGCTCAGACCTGCGGCTGTGCCCGTGATGTTTGTACCAACCAAAGCAGATGGCGTCCCCAGAGCGGGAGTTACCAGCGTGGGGCTTGTGGCAAATACGTTTGCGCCCGTACCCGTTTCGTCGGTGAGCGCAGCCAGCAATTGAGCAGATGTAAATGAGCCAAGGGAAGTGACGCTCCCCACCGAAGTTACCGCGCCGGTCAGGTTAAATATATCTACGCTATAGAAATTGGTTCCGTCACTGAACACCAAGATTTTCTTACCCGCCGGGACAGCGATACCAGTTCCTGCTGCGGTTGTGTTGCCCAGCACCGTGGAGTTGTAGATCGTCGCTGTGTAGGCAGTGGTGTTGTAGATGATGTATGTCTTCTCCTGCGGCGGAGCGTAGACGGCGAAGTTGGCTGTGGTTGTGGTGGTCAGTGCAATGACGGCATTTCGCGCTTGGTCAGGAGCGCCGTCCAGCGCAGTGAAGGCTTGGTTGGCCGAGGTGACGGACACCGACACATACCCAGCAATAGACGATTCAATGATCGTGCCGAGGCTGGTGTTGGTCGTGGTGTTCCACGTACCGGCTTGTTCGCCAGCGCTAATCAGTTCAATCCGCAGCGAGGGGGAGTAGGTGCTTGCCATAGGAGTCCTTTAGTTCGAGGTATTTTTGCAGGTTTACGGCTTCCCGTTATGTTGTTGCCCAAGGCATGCCATTAAGCACAGCAGGAGCAGCCAAGGCGGCAAGCTGGGCATCAAGTGCGGCTTCCATCTCTGTCAAGTCCAGAGCAGATGCCAGCCATGCAAGCACATTGGCTTCAGTGACATTAGCAAATGGGATAACAGTGTCGCCAGCAGTCAGGCCCACAGAGCCATAGCTGGAGGCTGTGTGCTCACCTGATGTCTTGGATGCGCTCCAGTGGACTGTGGTGATGATGCCGGTTGAGGCTTCGCGGTTCAGTTGGTTAATGGTTATATTCATGCTTGCTCCAGTGCTGTGATTCGTGCCGTCAGGGCGGTGATGAGGGTCTGCTGCTCTTGGATGGCGGCAGTCAGCGTGGCAATTAAAAAGCTGGTGTCGATGCCCTGATACTGAGGCTTACCTTCAGCATCCACTGCGTCTTTCTCGCCTGTAACACACCCTGCTTCAACTTCAGCCAGTTCGTGAGCAATGAAGCCTTGACCGTCTGAGCCGTCCACCTTCCACTTGTATGTAACTGGTTTCAGGAGTGCAACCCTTGCCAGAGCGCCTGTCATTGGGGCGATGGCTTCTTTTAGGCGGTAGTCTGACGATGTGTTGTAAGAAGTTGCCGTAAGCGTTGTATTGATTGAGCCAACACCTGCACCATTACGGCGCAAACGAAGGGCAGTTTCAGACTGACTCACCGCGCTCGTATTGTTGACCACAATGCCAAAAATTACATTTCCATCATGTGTAACACCCAGTCTGCAAGTCTCTGGGGTAGTTGTAGCCCCCACCAGCAGAGTGCCGCTGGAGTCGATGCGGGCGCGTTCTGTGTTGCCAGTGCTAAACGCAAGTGTGTTGTCGGCTGCACGATAAATAGCAGCATCTGCGGTTGGAGCAGACCCATTTGCCCTGCCTATCCAAGCATTGCTTCGCGCATTACCCGCAACATCTAAAGTAGCCCCCGGAGAACTCGTCCCAATACCCACATTGCCGCTAGAGTCGATACGCATAGCCTCCACACCACCCTCAGCAAAAGCAATGGTGTCAGCCGCAGGGAAGAAGATGCCTGTGTTGGTGTCGCCCGTGGTGGTGATGGCGGGGGCTGCTGCTGAACCAGCGGCAAAAGTGGTTACACCTGTCGTGGTTAATGTCCCCGCTATGGTGGTGTTCTGTGAAGCGTCTACGGTGAGCGCGGCAGTGCCGTTTGTCTGAAGTTGCAAAATCCCAGAGGTGTCAGCAGTCGTGACTACCCCCGCCGATGTCGATGCGTTGATTGTCGCGGTCATTGTTGTTCTCCTTGGTCAGCAGGTAATGGCGTGTTGCCCTCTGCCAGCCATGCAAGGTATTGCTGGTAGTCGGTATTGCCTTCTGACAGGGGGATAAACGCATTGTCAGATAGGCGCTTAATACATTCTGATGACTGTGTTAATTGGTACATTTTATAACTCCGCAATAAGGGCTATTGCACCGCCCAAATAAGTTGAAACTGCACCTGATGTTGTTGTTGAAACAGTGCAAGTTAAGTTGCCACCATAAACAGTCGCGCCTTCCCAAGCTGTAATTGCTGTAATATTTCTAAAAGCAACCCCTAAATCGGCAACTTTATTTGTTCCATTAAAAAGAGAAACTGTTGGAACATCTCTTAGAGTAACTGGACAACCTATAGTGCCAGACATATTAGTCGTAGTTGATGTTTTACCGCAGCCGGGAGTGTTTAAAGCAAAATACCGCTGACAAAGCGCCAACTCCGTCCCATAAGGCCGGTAGTCAAACGATGTGGCTGTGCTGCCTTTTTCTAGCTGTACGCCTGTGATGGCCCATGTAGCACCATTCGTGGCAATAACCTGTACTTGACCTGTTGCGCCCACATTGTTGTTTGCGTTCCAAGCGCCAGCAGTGCCAAGACGATCTGGCCCAGCGCCAAGACTAAACTGAAGGTTGATGCCAGCGCCGTTTGTTGTAAGCCAAGTTCCAGATGTATCACCGGCAATCGTGACTGTTTTCTGTTCCCATGTGTTTGCTGCGCTGATGGCGTAAGTAAACGGGTATGCACGATTGGCAGCGCTGTTGCGTAACGCGCCGCCGAATGTCCCAGTCAAACTTGACTTGATCCAGAACGACAATGTAATTGTTGCGGCGCTTGCTGTACCCCATGCAAAATCTGCAATGTTTAAACCCTCAATGGTTTGGTAGCAGTATGCTGTTTGAGTGGTTGTCAAACTGGAATCAGCCGAAGTGATCGTGCATTTTAGGCTGTTGATAAAACCCGCTGGTGCGTCCGATACTTGTTGAGCCGTAAACGAACCATCAGTCACATCACCGCAAGCAAAGCGATCTGTAACAAAAGACTCGCTGCCGTTCAGCGTAACACTCGCCCCAGCGTTTCTCTGGTCAATCACCATCGCGCCGTTGATGATGCGGTTCTTGAAGCCGTAATAGCCAGTTGATGTGCCTGTACCGCCGTAAGCCTCTGCAACAGTGCCAGAAGATATTGCGCTACCGCTAATGCCCGTAGAAGATGCTGTGGTCAGCATAGTGCCGCTTGCCGCTGGCAAAGTCACAGTCACCGTACCCGCTACCGCAGGGGCAGACAGCGTTACCGCCCCAGATGTGTCGCCTGAAACAACTATTGAACTCATGTTTTTTCCTCTACACAACAACCCAGCGTGAGCCGCTGGAAACAGTAACCGATACACCCGAACTTATTGTTATCGGCCCGGTACTCATGCCGTTGTAGTTTGTTGGCACGAAAGTGTTTTTGGTAATTGTCTGTGCGTTTAAATAGACGGAGCCGTCAGCTCCTGCGTATATTTCTTGACCTGCGGCCTCGTAGGTGGCTTTGCTAGACGGGTACGTAACAAACACGTCTTTTGTACCGGCGCTGAAGTTGACCGCCGAGCCGCTGTTAGAAGATGACAGCACCGTTGTTCGGGCCAGCGTAGTTCCAGAGGCTGTGTATGTGCCGATCCCGACTTCCCACTCAGAACCCGTTTGACCGGCAATGGTGTAGTAGGTGGTGTTGCCGTTGCCAACCACCGCAAAAGACTGAAACCCAGTTGATGCGCCGAGGAGCGTTACTGTTCCCGTACCCGTCGTGGTGGTCGTTTCTTTTACCCGGTCTGCAAGTACGAGAGCCATATTTATCCTTAATCTGTCTCAACTAACGCCCAGTCGGGGGTCTCTGCGGTATTCACCAACGCCCAGCTAGAAGATTGAGCATCGTTTACATTTTGCCAGTTTGGGGTCTGACTGTCATCTACCAAAATCCAATAGACAGCGATCACATTTCCAACCGCGCCAGAAGCAGACACACCTGACAGCGCAAAAGTCTTTGAAACTCCAACCGATCCAACCAAACCAGACGCGGAGTCCGTGGTCAAGAACCCAACTTGCGCGTAGTCAACAGCGCTGACTGCCCCAGAAGCCGTGACACTCGTCAAAGCAACCGAAATCACAGGGGCTACCGAGCCAACTTCGCCTACAGCCACATCGCCGGTTGTTGCGTCCGACTCGTTGTAGATCATCGTCCCAACAAGCCCCGCCGCCTCAACTCCTGACAGCGCAACTGCTACACCGCCGTTGGTTACTGTGCCAACCGCCCCCGAGGCTGCGACGCCGGACAGAGCAAGCGTTAGCGCCGCTACCGGTGTTCCAACTTCGCCGTTGGCGTGAACTCCAGCCAATAATGGGAAGTTGGTTTCGTCTACATTGCCAACGTCTGTAAGAGCCGTGACCCCGGTCAGGGGAATAGAAATATCGACGCTGACCGACCCAACGCTACCTGTTGCCTCGTCCCCTGTTATTGCTTGCGATCCTTCAGCAACAACAGTCCCTACGCTGCCTGCGGCCACAACCCCAGTCAGGGCAACTGCGCTTTCTTCTGCTACAGACCCAACAGCCCCAGACGCGGACACGCCCGTCAGGGCGACGATGACTACGTTTTCGCCAAGAGCCGCAAATGGGGCTTGTGCAAATGCGGATATACCAAACATGGTCTACGGCTTGCGCCGCCTCCGCTTAGGTTGTAGCCAGACGCAACAGTGCCGTGGTGGTGTTATTCACAGGCATCGTCAAGGTGAACGTACCCGCCGTGATGGTCTGTGAACCAAATGTGTGGACACTCACCGCCTTGTTGCTCTGTGATGCGTTGTAGATCAGGACGGCATCGAATGCTGTTGCCAAAGTCACCGAGGTGTAAGTCAAACTGGCGGAAGGCGTGAAGAACGCCACGCCAGCAGTCGCTGAAGTGTTGGTGGCAGAAGGAGGTGTTGCGTTTGTTACAACGATGCCTCCAGCAGAATAACCTGAACCTGTCACTTCACCCGTTGACGAATACACAGTGGTTGAAGCATTGATGGTGGCAGAAGCCAAGTACAAAGCGCCCCTGAAGGTGTCAGCCGTAGAAGCCGCACGAATCGGTGCAGTGCCAAAGTTGTGCGTTGCTGTCAGCAACTCGCCCATGAAAGAGGTGCACATTGATTGGGTGTTAGCGATAATAGTTCCTTTCGTGGGCTTTGCCCAGCTTACGTTTACACTCTATGCCCACGATTTTCACCGCGAATAAAACTAATGTGCCCTTGTGAGACACCAAGAAAATCCGCAATTTCTCGTTGTAGCCCCGGCGCTGTTTTTGCAAACTCAACCTGTTTGTTTGTTAACTTTGCTCGACCGTGTGTTTCGCCTACACGCATACGCAATTTTCTTTTTGCGTCTTGCATGTTTTCTTTTCTTGTGCCAAGACTTAAATGATCTGGGTTTACACACGCTGGAGTATCGCATGAGTGCATAACATCGCACGTATTTAAAACGCCTTTAAAAAGCCTGTACGCTACGCGATGTGCAAGCTCATTTCTAGCTGGGGTACGAAACAGCCCGTACCCGTTCTTCATACGGTACGCCGTCCACAGCCAACAGCCATTTTCTATTTTGTTCACTTTTTCCATAAAGCGCTCAACTTCTGGCATGTGCGATCTTCCAGCCACGGTATTTATCCTTTAAGCAAAAGAAGCTGCTTCGCCACCAGCAAAACTGGGCATTTTTTTCAGGGTGACATGGGCAGAACGGTGGACAAGCTCACCATCTAACCAGTACTCAACCCATGTGGTGAGTTCGTTGTCATTATCCACTGTACCTTCCCGCTTTTCAAGCAGGGAGTCGTCCATGTCGCCTTTGGTTGTGGTTACAAGCATGTTGGTCCTTATGAAATTCGCACAATTGCGCTGGTGGCATTGGCAGTAGGGAAGACGATCTCAAAAGTAGTGCCAGACGCGGTTTTGTCCGCGCCGAAGTCCAGCACCGCCACAGACTTGTTGCCCTGCGTGCTGTTGTAGATCAGAGCGCCACGAGCCGTGAACGATGCGGTTGCCCAAGACGAATTGGCAAAGCTGACAAAGGCAGTTGGAACACTTGCGTTGTTGTCGCCCGAGGTTGGGCTGGCGGAGATGACCAGCGTGTTGCCCCCTGCCGTGTATCCTGTGCCCACAACCTCGTTGGTTGTTGTATATACAGTCGTGGTCGGGCCGATGTTTGAGTCTGCCGTGTACAGCGCGATCTTGAATGTGTTGGGCGACGTTGGGCCAAAGTTGTGAACCGCCTGAAGCAATTCCACCTTGAAGCTGGTCGTGGACGTCTGGGCTATGGTCATGTGACTGCAATCCTGACTTGACCACTACGGTAGGCATCTTGACGCTCCATCCCGTCTCCGAGTCGTTTAGCCAGCGCCAGCGCTTCGTTGTACTTGGTGTTGTACAAAGTAACCAAGTCTGCTTCGCCCTTCATGTACGTCATGGCCTCAACCAAGCTGCCGTACAGCAGCACGGAGTCAAAGTTGTCGCCCAGCCACGAAGTTCCCGCTGTGGTAATTGACTCGGGGTAGTAGAAGTAGTGAAGCTCTACGTAGTACGCAGCATCAGGCGTTGGGCCAAGGATGATTGACAACTCGTTTGTAATTGCTGAACTGACGATTGTTGGCCCGAACAGCGCGTAGTATTTTGGAACCCCTGTGGAATTTGGAGTGGGGTACGCCTGCCGGATGAAGTTTGCGTCCTTGTTGAGCAGGTACTCGTACGCGCCCGTGTCTAAATTTGCGCCAGTAACACCTGTCACCAAAGCCAACGAGTACACCGCCAAAAAGTCGTTGGGTAGCGACACGTACTTGTTGTTTGCCGTTATTGCCGAGTACTGGTTTTTGCGAAGCGATGGGAACTGAACCGAGTTGTAGATGCGCTGCTCAGCCTGCTCAATCAGAGTGTTAATCTGAGTTGTGCTGGACACGGTTGAGCCGTTCGCCAAATACGTGGTTGGGAACTGATTCTCCGTGTACGACTGGATAGCCGCTACAAGCTCGGTGTACGTCATGCTTTACGCCATTGGGCCACGGGCGGTGATGCCCTTGGTGGCGCAGCCGTTACCGCGAGTTACAGTGCCCGCAGTTTTGGTTGTTTCGTTGCCAGCGGACTTGCTGATGTTGCCAACAGTCGCATCCACAGTGTCGAGCTTGCTGCGGTTTGGCATCTTGCCCGGGTTGGCTTCCACAGTCACGGGTTTGCCGGACATGGTGTGGGGCTTGGCGTACGCCGCAGCGGAGAGATTATTTACTTTGGTAGCCATGATTAGCCTCGCTTTTGGTTTGCGACCTTGGCCAGACCACGGCCCAGTTTGAGCATGTCTTCGTTGGTTTTGCCACCGGGAGCGCTGGGAGAGCCGCCTTTTTGGACGGGAACGGTTTTGTCTGGATTTGCCATGATAGATTCCTTACGTCGTTTGAACTGTCACTGTACCAATTATCACACCTAAAGCCAATAAATTGGGTGTCAGTGCGTCATCAAAAACTCTAGAGCCGCCAACAGGTGCCCAGCCCCACTGAATATTCCGGCTACCTTCCCCTTGGTACCCGTTCGCCAAGGTCCCAGAGGACACATAGCTGCGGTCTGGGCGGGGATCACGCACTGCCTGCGGGTCATCTACCGGATACATGCCCAACAGCAACTGCGGCTGATCTGGGTCGTAGCAGATGCTACACACCATGATGTTGCGAATCTTCGTCTTGACAGTCTCTTTGCGCAGGGACGTCAGCTTGAACCGAAACCCACAGCGGTCACACTCGGCAATCGAGTTCTTGCCGGAGGAGAAACGGTTGCCCACTTACGTACCACTTCCAATAAACTGCTGGCGCGGTACGAACCGTACAGACGCCTTCTCGCGGTCTTCGTCCGAAGCCAGTTGCCAAGCCTCGTCATACTGCTGTTTGAGCACGCCCAGACGCTCCACGCCACCGGGAATCTTCATGGCCAAGTAGTAGGCCAGCCCCGCCACCATGCAGGGGATAAACCGGAACGGCACATCCATCGTGTTCACGCCGCCACCAGCGTCATCAATGCGGCGCATGCGCCAGTACACGAACGTGTAGGTCTGGCTGGCATCTGGCACCGGCCATACGGTGATGCGCGGGGCCTCCTGAAGACGCTCAATCCAGACTTGAATCGGACGGGCTTGGGCCAGCTTGTTGGGGATGGTGGCGTACGTAGAAACACTGATACGCGTGATGGTCAGGTCTGCCTGTGTGGCCGAGTTGCCTGCGCCCGTGC